CCATGGGCTCGATGTACCGGCGATAAGCTAAATAAACTGAGTGCCAGGGGGCTTGCCTACCTCTCCAGGCAGCCCCCCCCCTCCCAAAAAATGAAAGGAGGTAATGGAGATGGCAGTAGCAAGAATAGGAAGTTTGGGAAACCGATTTGTCGGTCTTTCAACCGACACAAAACCAACAACGAACACACAAATTGGCGCAACGTATTTGGAGTATGATACCGGGAAGCTCTACACGACCCCGGACGGCGAGAACTGGATACTGAAAAGCGCAGAGGGCGCATTATTCCAGACCACGACAATCGACCTCGAACAGGCGGCGGGAGATTATGACCTCTTTACCGCCGGGCTGTCTGATGTGGAGATCCTACACCTGACAATTATCATTCCTTCTGACCTCACGGCTGAGGCGACCTTAACCTCAATCTCCATCCAGTCAACAGATGACACCCCTGTGGAATTCATAAGCGCAACAGCCGGGGCGGTGGCGAACCTGACCGCGAACAAATATCTCCAATATAATGCCGGGGAAACAGTAGCCGGAGGGAAGAAAATCCAGCTCACCATTGCGGGCGGAGCAACGGCGGCGGCACAGGTCTGCACGGTCTTTATAGCGTATAGAGAGGCGGTGTAATCATGGGCGATACATTATGGACAAGAGGACTGGCGGCTCTAAGGGGATTTTTGGGCGGCGGAACGGCAAAATCATCCATAGCTGACGGCGATAAACTATTAGTATCTGATAGTGAGGCAAGCAACGCGCTGAAAACGGTGCTCTATTCCGTTCTAAAGTCGCAGGTAGTAAGCGATATTGCGCCGATTACTTACGAGGGGTCTATTGATTGTTCAGGCAGCCCCAACTATCCTGCCGCGGACGCTGGGCACGCCTATATCGTATCTGTAGCTGGAAAGATTGGAGGGGCATCTGGCGTTGTCGTGGCCGCAGGAGATATGGCTATATGTAAGACTGATAGTACTGCATCGGGAGATCAAGCCACCGTCGGGGCAAATTGGAATATCATTGAGAAGAACATCGACTTGACGAACATTACTATCACTGGTGGGACGATAGATGGGACTACTATTGGGGGCACAACGCCTGCAAACGGTGATTTTCTTCTCTTGACTGGAAATTTTAACGAAATAGTACAAGCATCCTCTGATACCCTCACAGCAGCAGAAGTCAAGGGAACGGTTATAAACAACTACGGTCAAGGTGCGGCTGATAACCTTCAAGCTCTCCCCACGGCAGAAGAAGGTATGTCCTTCATGGCTGTATGCGGTACGGCTCAAGCGGCTAACTACTTCGGCTTTCAGGCTGACACGAATGACAAGATATACCTTGACGGTACAGCAGGAAGCGACAACGGCATTGTGAAGATAGCGGCTCCAGTTGTCGGTGCGAAGATATACTTCCACACCTTCCAGACAGGAGCTGGTGCTTGGGATTGGATGGCTGATACGATAACCGGCGCATGGGTAGCAGCGTAAGGAGGTAACTATGCTTAGACCAATACCACAGGAAATAGTTTACAAAGGCACAATATCAGACCTCCGCATAAGTGCAGTTGATGGAACAGCGTTTATTGATAACTGCTCTGCCATTACAACTTACGCCGACAACGCCCACCGAGTAGAGATATACGACTCCGCAGGTAAGAGGCTTGTAGGCATAGCGAAAGAGGCGGGGAGTGGGGAAAGCTTAGAGATAGCCGACCCGATTGTCTCTATTTCTAAGAGCAATCCCGGCATTATCAATCTTGGTACTGGACATGCGTTTAGTGATGGCGACCTGTTGAAGTTCTCTGGTTTATCGGAGATGACAGAGCTTAATGGAGAATATTCTACGCTTGCGGAAACAGCGTCCGATGCCTGGGTACAAGTAGCACCTACATTAGAATCACAGACCTACATCCTCTCTCTTGCAGTATTCAACGGGAAGCTCTACGGAGGAACTTCTCCTGGCGGTAGATTATTCGAGTGGAACGGCACGGATGCCTGGGTACAAGTAGCACCTACATTAGAATCACAGACCTACATCCGCTCTCTTGCAGTATTCAACGGGAAGCTCTACGGAGGAACTTATTCTGGCGGTAGATTATTCGAGTGGAACGGCACGGATGCCTGGGTACAAGTAGCACCTACATTAGAATCACAGACCTACATCCTCTCTCTTGCAGTATTCAACGGGAAGCTCTACGGAGGAACTTCTCCTGGCGGTAGATTATTCGAGTGGAACGGCTGGTACGAAATTAAAGACACCTCCTCATATACTGCGGAAATTACAGGAGGCAATTGTGCACAGAAGGTAACAGCCCCCTCTACCGATGGAATCATAATAGTCAACGCTAAAGGCGGAAGCACCGAGAATTTCACAAGTGTTGACGCTGGATTTACTTACAACGCGGCGAGTTACACCGTAATTGTTAAAAAACTTAGGTGATAAAATGAAGAGATACTTACACATAGGGCTCGCATTGGTATCATTCTGGACGTTGAAAAATCCCGCATCTCAATTGACGGTGAAGAAGCTCATTAATCTTAAACAGGCCGCCGGTGACTACGATCTGTTTACGGCGACAACGCAGAATATTTTCATTGATTTCTTGACCATAGTAATTCCGGAGGATTTGACCGAAGAAGAAAACCTAACGGCAATATCTATCCAATCGACGGATGTATCGCCTGTGGAATTTATCAGCGCAACGGCGGGGGCGGTGGCGAACCTGACCGCGAACAAATATCTCCAATATAATGCCGGGGAAACAGTAGCCGGAGGGAAGAAAATCCAGCTCACCATTGCGGGCGGAGCAACGGCGGCAGATTGTAATTGCCTTGTGTATGTTTCATACAGGCCGGTTGTCGATGGTGGTTATCTGGCGGCGGCATAAAATTTGAATCTGAAAAGGGAGTAGCGCAATGCCAAGCGGAAATGGATTCATAATTACAAAGGACACATGGGAGCGCACTCCCCAGGAACAACGTGACTGGATCATGTTTGAGACTGTCCAGAGCATGAATGACCGCCTGAAGGTACTTGAACGCTGGAACAAGGCCATGTCGTTCGCGGGCGGTATTACCGGCGGCATTGCGGCGGTAATCGTAACTAAATTTTGTATGTGAGGGAAATCATGAGTAGCAGAAAAATAAAAGACCTAACACCCAGGATGCAGGAGAAAATCTTGCACTTGCTATTTATTGCTACGGGATTTGTTGAATTGAATAATAGCGGAAACTCGGTCCCTGCGTGGAATCTCCCATCTATCAAACAGAGCCTTCACGCCTCCGCGTGCTTTAAGCCCAAGACGAGTCGCAATCTGGCTGAAGCTCAAACCTTCATCCCAATACATTCTTTTAAGTTCATCAAGGTCATATTTGGTTCGACTTCTGTTTATCCATTCTACAGCATTGGAAAGTTTCTCTACTTTGAGAGGGCAGAAAAAGCCGATGAGGTCGGCAAACTTAAGAATATCTTTTTGTCTGTAAATCATAACATTGTGAACCTGTTTCCAGTGTGGTTTGGACATTTTCTTTCGAGAGCTAAGAACACAATGTATTCCAAAGTGTTTAAGATATTCAAGGCATGTGTTTATAATTACCATGTCAGTATTTGCCATGGAAATATGGTGCATAGCATGGCGTTTTCTGGTGCCGCTTCCCCTAAAGAAAATTGTTCCTTCGCCATCGAAAATACCTCGAAGCCATCCTTTCTTGAATTCGTCGCTGTGATCCATGGTTTCCTCCTGTGTTTATTGTTCTCACTTCGTATGCAGGTAAACTATATATGCAGGGAGATGTTATGTCAAGTAGAAAGATAAAGGATTTAACGCCAAGGATGCAAGAAAAAATACTCTTTTTTGAGCGTTGCCTAAATGAAGCTGGCTTAGGACATTTTAAGAAGTGTTCTACTTTTCGGTCTCAACTTGAGCAGGACGCACTCTATATGCAGGGCCGGAAGCCTCTTGAGGAGGTCAACGCGGCACGAAGGGCGGTTGGCCTGTGGGAGATTGACGAGTCAACCAATAAGCGCAAGGTCACTTGGGTCAAGGTATCTGTCCATACCAGCCGGGAAGCCGTGGACTACTTCGCCCTTGTGGATGGGAAGTATTGCAACGATCTGAAAGTGGATGTTGACAAGGATTCGATCCCCGACTGGCAGGAGTTCGGGAAAATTGCCGAGGAATGCGGTTTGACCTGGGGCGGTCGGTGGAGATCGCCTGACTATCCCCATGTGCAATGGAGGGATGTTTAATGACTTGGTGGATATGGGCTATGGCTGGTGTAGCTGTTGGGGTGATAGTTTGGATATTAGGGCAAGCGTATTTTAGAGGTGAATTGTAATGGGCGTTTTAGGGAGTCTTTTTGGAAACGCAAAGGTAGTCGATACCGTAGCTGATACCGTAAAGAGTGGTGTCGGGATGCTTGACAACGCATTCTACACTGATCAAGAGAAAGCTGCCGATGCCGGGAAAATGATGGATACATGGCTAAAAATTCAGCAGACCACGGCAGGTGAGAACTCCATCCGGTCAATTACGCGCCGGGTGTTGGCATGGGTAATCATGGGAGTGTACGTCGTGATCGTCCTTTTTGCCTGTGTGGTCTGGAAGTTCGATGCGGCGTGGGCGGGATACATTAAGGGGATACTGACAGAGACGAACTTGAGCTACCTTGCCTTGATTGTGGGGTTCTTCTATTTTGGCTCTTACGCGGTCGGGCAGTATATAAAAAAGGAATAACGATGAGAATCACAACCACAATAGCCCCGGCAGTCGAGCCCGTAACGCTCACGGAGGTCAAAATCCATCTCGGCCTTGCCACAACGGAAGCAGGGGCGGCGGCCTATACGAATCAAGATGCGCTACTCAACCGGCTCATAACGACTGCACGGACACAGGCTGAGCAGGAAACAGGCCGGGCATTTATCACGCAGACAAAAACAATGTATCTGGATGCGTGGCCGGATGGAACCTTTATCAGGCTGCCTTATCCCGCTTTGCAATCGGCAACCGTAACATATCGGCTGGAAGATGATGACGACTATGACGAGACCCTTTCCACGGTGGACACAGACATCGTAAGCGAGCCGGGGCGGGTGGTCTTGCAACCAAACGAATCATGGCCCTCTGGCACCCTCTACACTGACAGACCGATCAAGATAGTCTTTGTGTGCGGGTACGGGGATGATGCCGATGATGTGCCGGAGAATATCAAGTCTGCAATGCTCCTGAAAATCTCTGACCTCTACGAGAACCGGGGTGAAGTGGTCATGGGGGTGTCGGTGGGCAGGATCACGGATGCCGTTGACTCATTGCTGAGACAGTATCGTATACATTGGGAGTTTGACTGATGCGAGCCGGGCGAATGGACAGAATCGTGACCCTCCGTGAAAAGGTCACCTCCGAAAACGCATTCGGGGAGCAGATCGAGACGTGGATTGATCTTGTCCAGACCGGAACGGAGATTGCCACGGGAACCCTGACAGCGGGGACGCTTTACCAGATCACAGCGACAGAGGAAGATCACTTCGGATCGGGGGTTGTAGCATACGACACCTTTATCGCGGCGGGAACCGAGACATGCAACGCCGCAAACAAGGTCAAACCCGTGACACTCCCCGCTACTGTATGGGCGGAGCGGCTGGAACTGAGGGGTGATGAAAAATATCAATCTATGCAGGTCGTGGGAGAAATCCAATGCATATATAGAATCCGGTATAGAGATGATGTCTCTACCCTCAATATATTCGTTGATAATGAAGACGAAAAAGAGTATAATATTAGTTATATTAAGCAATTAGGGCGTAGGAAAGGTTTGGAAATAACGGCAAGCACCAGGAGCGAGTAGGAACTATGGGCGAACTTTACCAACTATCTTTTCCGCAAAGTGGAAAGTCATATATAGGGATTACAACTAAAACATCTTTATGGAGATATAAAATTCACGAGAAGATGGTTAACGGTAGAAACTACCCTCTTTATAATGCATGGCGAAAATATGGAGCGCCAGATCTTAAGGTTTTGGCAGTTCTTGAAGATGAGGAGCTGGCTGGCAACGAAATTAGAGCCATAAGAGCTCTAAACACTCTTGCGCCTAATGGGTATAATCTCTCTTTGGGTGGAGAATTAGCTCCCGGCAAAAACCCTCTTATAGCCAAGAAAATATCAACATCACTTACTGGCAAAAAGTTGTCTCAAAAAACGAAAGACAAGATAGGTGCTATTCATAGAGGTAAAACACTTTCTGATGGGCATAAGGCTGCAATAAGTAAAAGACATTTAGGCAGTCATTTGTCCGAAGAACACAAGGCAAAATTAGCCAAGTCAAACAGAGGGAAACCACATCTGCGGGGGTGGAAACATACTGCCGAGACATGCAAAAAAATAAGCGAGAAATTAACAGGGAGAAGGAAATCACCTGAAGCGATTGAAAATATGAGGAAGGCAATAACCGGAAGGCATCTATCTGAAGAACATAAAAAAAAGATTGGATTGTCCGGTATTGGGAGAAAGCACAGTCCAGAATCCATAGCGAAAATGAAAGCATATAAATTCTCTGATGGACATAGGGCAAGCTTAAGCCTCTCGGCTCTGGGGAATAAGAATGGAACTGGGAATTGTAATTCAAGGCCAGTTTTAGACACAACAACAGGAGAGGTTTTTGTTTGTGCGGCATTGGTTGCTAAAACTCGCGGAATTAAAAGAACGACATTGCATAATTGGCTTAATAATATCAGCAAGCCACAAAACGGAGAATCCAATAGATATTGTTATGTGGAGGGGTGAATAATGCCGCAACCCGCTTTTAAATTTGAGCTTCACGGCCTGAAAGAGTGTATGGACGCGCTTGACCAGCTTCCGACTCTTTCTATGAAGCGCGGAGTTGTGCGCAATGCCCTGAAGAAAGCGGCTATCCCCATCAAAGACCGTGCCAAAGAGAACGCGCAGGGCATCAAAATTGATAATCCCGGCGTAATAGCTGAATCGGTGAAGATTGGAACGAGCTTGAAAAAGTCACAGCGGGGAAGAACGGAGCGGGACAGGGTTACGGTGTACGTGGGATCTTCTCATCCACTCTGTATATTTGGATCGGGGACAGTGATTGCGACAAAAGGAAAATCCAAAAAGGTTGGATGTGTCAGGGTGGGAGATGAAGTAATGACGCAGACTGGAGAATATAAAAAAGTGGTTGCAGTGCAGTCATTTCCGGCAACGCTTAAACCTAATATTGTAGAGATTACAACAGAGAAACATACGCTTAATGTTACGGAAGATCATAAAATTTTAATTCATAGGGATGGACGGAATAAATGGGTTCTGGCTGGCGAACTTTTGGAAACAGACAAAATGTATGTCAGGAAAAAACTTGGAGCGAACAAAGGTACTGGCAAGGCTTTAATTTGCCAAAACTGCGGGAAAGAGTTTCGGTCTGGGGTGGATCACGATCCACAAACTAAATACTGCTCTATGGAATGCGTCAGAGATGCCTTTAAGGGGAAGTTAATTACTTGTAGATATTGTAGAAAGCAATTTCGTTCAAACGGAAAGATAGGAAGACAGCGAATTTATTGTAGCCGAGAATGTTATATAAAAGATGCCACAAGGAAAAATCTTTTTAGCCATACATTCTCAATTGAATCAAGGAAAAAGATGAGTGAAAAAATAAAGGCAAGATTATTACGAGACCCCGAATCTCATCCGAATAAAATTATGTGCAAAAAGGGGCATCAAACAGAATATGAGGCGAAGGTAGAAGCATGGTTAAAAGAAAGGGGAGTTAAATATGAAAAACAAAAGCAGATAGGCCGTTATTTTGTGGATTTTTATGTCCCAGAAATTCAAACGATATACGAGGCAGATGGCGCATATTGGCATAAGAATCAGATGAATGACATAAAAAGAGATGCTGGTATAAAAAAAGTTATGCCCGATGCGAAAATCATTCATATTCATTTCTACGATGAAAGGCATAGTCCTGAAAACATGGATAGGACGCCGTTACCTGACGTTCACTATGTCGCATGCAACCCAGGCCCTAATTCATATACAAACCCAGAAATGATTGAAACACAGGGAATTGTGTCAATAAAAAAATGGGAATACAGCCAATCAAGAAAGGGGCCTGCTTCAAAACTGTACGATATATCGGTAGAAGGAGTGCATTCTTTCTTTGCGAACGGGCTTCTTGTCTCTAATAGCCACCTTTTCGAGTTCGGGACCGCCGAACGATACAAGAAAAGCGGGGCCTATACTGGGTATATTCCCCCGATGCCGTTTATGCGGGAAGCGTGGGATAGCAAAAAGAAGGTATCCCTTGACATCCTGAAAGAGGAGTTGTGGAAGGCTCTTGAGAAGGCGGCGAAGTTGCTAGCCAAGAAAGCAGCTCGCGGCACTCTAACTAAAAAGCAAATCGCCGGGTTGAGCAAATGAGAAAGGTTACCCGATACAACTACACGGCTTGGGATATCGCACAGAGGACCGGGAAGTCTATCAATCAGATTCGGGATGATATCGGGGCCGGTAAGCTGGACATGAAAGACTTGGAAAGCATGGCAACTTATATTGAGGAGCACAGGGAAAGAAGATGATCGGGAAAGCAATCAACAGCATTTTAACAAACGATGCAACGGTAAAAGCTATCACTACGAGATGCTATCCTTTTGTCAAGATTCCACAAAATCCCACGTATCCCTTTATCGCTTACTCTGTATTTGGGCGGGGAGAAAATGCGCTTCGGGGGCCGAGTGGGAAAGAAAACCCTCGCGTTCAAATTGATTTATGGGTTCAAGAGACTACAGACGGTGAAGCTGGCTATTCAAATCTCAGGGTGTTGTCTAAGGCTGTGAAGTCAGCTTTAGGGGGGTACAGTGGAACGGTAGAGGGAATAACCGTCAAATCCATATTATTTATTTCAGATTTTGAGCAAAAAGAACCAGAAGTTGATGCCTTAAGGATAATAGCTGATTACAGTGTTTGGTATACAATATAAAACAAGGAGGAATTAAGCCATGGCAGTAGATATGCTGGAATCACAGGGAACCAAATTAGAGATGAACACCGGGACGGGTGGGGCTATAACCATAACGGAAATCAGCCTCACCAATCCTATGATATTAACCGCCGCCGCGCACGGTTTGTCAAACGGTGATGTTGTCGCGGCTGCAAGCTTCGCCGGGGATGATGCGGCGGACATCAACGGGAATACCTATGTGGTCTCGCATGTAACAACGAATACGTTTGCGATTGATCTTGATTCAACAGCCCTGACGATCACCGACAACACCGATACCGCCACAATGACCCCGCAGACGTACACGGAGATCTGCTCAATCACTGATTGGGATTTGCCCGGCGATACCCACAACATGATTGATTACACCGCCCTTGGATCGACACGTGCTGAAGAGAAGCCGGGTATTCCCCGTGGCGGTGCGGTGACTTTCTCAGTCAACTGGACTTCCGATGATACCGGATTGCTGGCGGCGGAAACGGCTAGGGCGGCAAAGACTCTCAAGACCTTCAAGCTCACCTATTCCGATGATTCGGTTCACACCTTCACCGGCTACGTAATCGGGATTAATGATTCGGGCGGCGGCGACGACAAGGTGAACGGATCAATCACAATACACAGAGTAGGAGCGTTGACACTCTCATGATCACTGGACTAAAGATCACAACAATCGAAGGTAAGCCTTATTATCTCCGCTACACCTGGGCGGCTCTTGCCGAGGTTGCGGAGAAGTACGGCGACAATCCGAATCTTTTTGAGCCGGAAACGGTGGCCTTTGTCGGGTCGGCTGGCATGCGGGAGAAACATCCCGAGATGACCCCCGAGAAGATCATGGAACTATCGCCACCGCTGATCCCCTTTGCAAACGATGTCCAAGAGGCTTTGAAGTTGGCGTACTTCGGCGATGCTCCTGTCCCTGACGGGGACGTAAAAAAAAAGCGGACCCTGACTGGTTGGATCAGGCGTATCGCTCGGCGGTGGTTGCAGGATTAAGCCCGGTTGAATTTTGGGAGCTGACGCCGTATCAAACCCGGCTGGCGATGGAAGCAACGCTGGAACGATCTGACAAACAGGCATGGATGATAGCGGCGTTCACCCGGACGAAGAAGTTACCGAAGTACGAGAAATTAAGCCGGGGTAAAAAACCAGTCAGGAGCAGTCTGGATTTGAAACGAGCCATGCAAGCAACTGCGGCAAAGGAAAAGAGATAATGGCATCACAGCCTATTGGATCACTAAGAGCAGAACTTTCAGCCGGTCACGCGCAGTTTTCGTCCGATATGAAGAAGGCAAAGGACGCCGTCCAGAAAAACGCCTCCGGTATGTCCGCTGCAATGGGGAAGGTGGGTAAAAAGTTTACCGAAGCTGCAACCGCCCTGAATAAATACGCTGGCTATGCCGTTGCCGCTGCAATCGCAGCCTCTGTTGCGTTCATAAAGAAGCAGATCACCGTTGCCGATGAAATGGGGAAACTCGCACAGGCTACCGGCACCACCTCCGAGTATCTATCCTCTATGGCCCTTGTAGCCTCCCAGGGCGGCACAACCCTTGAAACTGTAGCGAAGGGCACCAAGAAGCTCTCTCAAAATATGTATGACGTGAGCAAGGGCATTGGAGAAGCCAAGGATGCCTTTGAGGATCTGAACATCAAGGTTGCGAACTCTGATGGAACTCTCCGAAGCTCTGAAGAGGTTATGAAAGACATTGCAACCCGATTCTCCAAGATGGAGGACGGCGCAGCGAAGACCGCCTATGCAATGGACATCTTCGGACGGGCCGGGGCAGAACTAATTCCCATGCTGAACGGTGGCCGGGACGGGATCGAACAGTTGCAGAAAAAGGCCGAAGAGATGGGGCTGGTTATCTCCACCAAGACCGCACTTGAAGCCGCCTACTTCAATGATCAACTTGATATTTTGATGAAATCGGCACAGGGGGCGGGCAGGGGCCTGGCTCTTAGTCTTATCCCCTGGCTAAACGAAACCCTTGCAGTAATGAAGCTGGCAAAAGAAGAATCCGGCACTCTCATGGCGGCGTGGGTGGGGTTAGGGGCCGTGGGGGAGGCAATCTTTGGGAAATCCTTAACGCAACAGATCAGAGAAGCAGAGGAAAGAGTAGCGCGTCTATCTGATCAATTAAAGAAAGCTGGGTCTCACGAGACAGCAGGGCTCAGAATACTCGGCATGGACACATCGGAAGCCGAACTTGCCGAAGCGCGGGCGCAATTAGATGCACTCCAGAGGCAGAAAGAAGCGATAGACGCAGCCGATAAATCCAGAATGGAAGCTTCTTTAAGGCGCTATCAGGAAGAGGCAGAACAACGTCGTAAAAATACAGAAGAACTGATCAAACAACAACAGGCCCGGATAGATGCTCAGATCAAAGCAAAGGAAGCGGAGATAGCCGCAAATGCAGAAGCAAAAAAAGCAGCCGAAGAAAAGAAACAATTAGAACAAGAGGCACAGGCATTATACGAATTGAGACGAGAACTCTATCTACAGGACGAAGCCGCTAAATTTGCAGAACTGGAAGAATATGAAAAAGAGTATGCAGAGAAACAGGCCAAATTTCAGGAAGCTCATAAACGCGCAACATTAACGTCAAAAGATTACGAACTACAACAATTGAGATCATTATATGACGAATACGCAACCTATATAGACGATAAAACAAAACTCGATGAATGGTATGCGGCAGAAAAAGAAAAGATACTCGGCAAAAGTGTTGAAAAAGAAAAAAGCAACATAAACGAACTCAAAACAGCTATCGAAGGCTGGGGCCGCGATAGTACCGATGCGATAGTAGAATTCGCCCGGACAGGTGAGATGTCCTTCAGTGACATGATCGACTCGATGATTGATGATCTTCTGAGGATGATGATTTACCAGAATACCACCGGGCCGCTGTTTTCTGGATTCGGGTCTATGATCGCAGGAAAAGGTTTTGGTGCTGGCGTTGCGGCTTTTCAAGGCTCCGCCCACGGCAACGTATTCCAGAATGGAAACCTCATACCTTTTGCATCCGGGGGTATCGTTACCCGTCCAACAGTCTTCCCTATGGCGCAAGGTGCGGGGCTGATGGGTGAGGCCGGAGCAGAGGCAATCATGCCCTTAACCCGTATCGGCGGGGACTTGGGAGTGAAGTCAACCGGCGGCGGGGCAGTCGTGAACATCTATAACAATGTGGGAGCCGATGTCTCAACCTCAGAGCGTACCACAGCGGACGGCCAGAAAGCGATTGATGTCTATATTGATCAGGCCGTGGCCAGGAAGCTCGGCACCTTCGGAAGTCAATCCAACAAGGCGATGCGTCAGAGCTTCGGGGCGCGTCAACAGTTGACGGGGAGATAGATATGGCAGTGCCAGCATGGGATAGTGATTTACCTCAAGAGCTATTTGTCAACGGCTACAGTCAGTCACCGCCGAATGTGACTATCAAGTCTGATATGGACGCAGGCCCGGCCAAAGTACGGCGGCGGTTCACGGCTGGCGTGGAGCCGGTATCCGGTACGATGCTGATGACAGCCGCACAGTTGGCGATCCTGGATACCTTCTTTAATACGACATTGCTTGGTGGTGCTCTTCGTTTTTCCTGGACGAAGCCGCCTGCTCATACCGTGTCGTGTGAGATGAGATTTACCGAGCCTCCGACATGGACGGCACTTGAGCCCGGAACGTATGAAGTCAGCATGTCATTTGAGGTGCTTCCATGACCACAACATCACTAAACTTCAGAGAAGCCGCTTTCTCACAGGAGACCGGCCGCGTTCCCATCGCCTTGATAACGTTGTCTCATGATGACCTTGCCGACGATATAAGGATCAGCACCGATCCGACGCAGGAATTGACCGAACTGACTACTGACACGGAGAAAGTATATGGCACCGTATCAAACGGTGACAACTACGTCTTCCTTCCCGTCCGAATTAAGCTCCCCGATGATACTGACGAGGGACCAGGAGAGATGCAGCTTGAGATCGACAACATTCATCGGGCTTACACCGAGACGATCCGAAGCGTTTATACGCCAGTGACGTGTCGTGTGGACATCGTGCTGGACAACGCCCTTGATACGATTGACGCAAGCTGGCCGGAATTTCAGCTAGTGAATATAACGTATAACGCAACAACGATAACCGGGACGCTCCGGCTTGAGACGCTTGAGTCCGAGCCATTTCCGGCGGGGGCGTTTGTGCCGTCGTACTTTCCGGGGCTGTTCGGGTGAGGGTAAGGTATAGGCAAAGCCGAGAAAAGGCCGTACAGGGCAAATATGAAGGCCGTTAAATAGTTGATATGATTGAATATGTTGGAATACCATTTTTGAAGGACGGAAACGACCGAAACGGGCTTGATTGCTGGAGATTGGTGGTCATGGTTTACAAGGATCGGCTGGGGATCGACCTCCCCGACTTCGCCGGGGCGTATGTGGACGGGTCTCTTGCCTCGCTGAAAAAGGTCTCCCGGATGATCCGGGACGGGAAACAGGCATGGCAGAAAGTTGACAAGCCTCTTCCCTTTGACGTGATCCTGCTCCGCACGGGCAGCATGGTGTATCATGTCGGGCTGGTTATTGATCGGAAGAGGATGCTCCATGTCATGGAGGGCATTAACTCCACGATTGAAGAGTTTACCGGTATACAATGGAAGAAGAAGGTTGAGGGGTTCTATCGCTATGTCCGATAGGCAGATCATCATAACACCCGCGCAGTTTCATGCGCCGAAGGTGATGCAGGTTCCGCATGGCCTGACAATCCGGCAAATCGTAGAACAGGCTGATGCCTCCGCGTGGACTGATACCTATATCGTGGAGATTGACGGTGTACCTGTTCCTCGCTCTCAGTGGTCCTTGATCCCTGATGAGAAATCCCATGTCCTGATCTATGCCCCCCTGCATGGCGGTGGGGGCGGTGGCAAGAACCCGCTCCGAACTGTCCTGACGATTGCAGTCATAGTTGCGGCGACGTATGTGTCCGGCGGGGCCTTTGCCACCACTGGAGGGTGGTTTGCTGCCGGTTCAATGTCTGCCTCTCTTGCGGCGGCGGGGACGCTTACCGCCGGAATGCTCCTCGTCAACGCCGTTGCTCCGGTGAAACTGACCGGGACAGTTTCTGCAAATCAGAACTATGAGGACTCCCCCACCTATTCAATCGGCGCAAACTCGAATCAGGAAAATCCGTGGGGTGTGGTTCCTGTTGCCCTTGGCACGCATAAAGTCTACCCTCCCCTTGGCGCAAAATCATACACGGAACTCGTTGGCTCAGATGAATATCTCAGAATGCTGGTGGTGTGGGGGTACGGTCCGCTTGATATATCTGATATCAAACTCGGCGATACGCTCCTGTCCTCGTACTCTAACTGCGAGATCGAAACAAACGAAGGGTGGTCAACGGATACGCCCTTGACGCTTTTCCCGTCGGCGGTCAATCAGGTTTCTGTCGGAACAATTTTAACCTCCGCCACAGGCCAGATCGTGAGAACGGCACAGGCGAATGTTGACGAGTTATCGGTTGACATATCTTTCCCCCGTGGGCTGGTCCAGTACAACAACGAGGGTACCCGCACGGCTCAGAGCGTTACCGTGCTTGTCCAATACCGTGAGGTAGGGGGAGGCGCCTGGACTGATGTAGAAACCAAAACTTTTACCGACTTGACAACCTCCGCAGTCCGCTACGGCTGGCGGTGGACAGTTGACAACACCAAGCAGTACGAGATCGGTATCACCCGCACAACCGCCGATACCGACGATGATAAAATCATCGACGAGGTGTACTGGACATATCTCAGGAGCATTGAGACCACCTACCCCATTTCGTTCCCTCACAATCTGGCGGTCTCCGCAATCAGGATCAAGGCCACCGACCAACTGAGCGGCACAATCGACAACCTCAATGGCGTTGTATCGTCTTATTGCCCGGTGTGGGATTCTGTCGAAGAAGAATGGGGCTCTGCTGAAGTAGATTATGAGATCACCAACAACCCCGCCGCCCTTATCAGGTGGGTGCTGATGGGGAGCGCGAACGCGAGGGCGCGGACATCTACGCAGATCGACAATGATACCCTTGGTGAGTTTTACGAGTTTTGCGAAACCAATGGCTACGCCTTTAATATGTATCGGGATTATACGGCCTCTGTATTCGAGACCTGCCAAGACATAGCGGCGGCGGCGCGGGGATCGGTAACGATTAAGGACGGCCTTTGGTCAGTGACTGCTGATACCGGAGAGCAGACACTCGTACAGCATATCACGCCCCGGAACTCATGGGGGTTCAGTGCGGAAAAGACACTGTATAACCGGCCTCACGCCTTCAGGATTAAATTCAAGAACGAGGATAACGGCTGGGATGACGATGAGCGGATTGTCTACGATGACGGCTACACCTCGGCGAATGCCACGCTTTTCGAGTCGATTGAATTTCCCGGAATAACCGATCCAGACTTGATCTGGAAGTTCGGGCGATTCCATATTGCACAGGCGCGGCTCAGGCCGGAAGTGTATACGCTTAACATGGACTTTGAGCACCTTGTTTGTCGAAGAGGTGACAAGGTCCGCGTCTCTCACGATATCCCGCTGTGGGGCAGCGGATGGGGTAGGGTGAAGTCATTAACTATTGACGGCGGGAACATTACCCATGTTACGCTTGATGAATTGGTGACAATGGAGGCAGGCAAATCCTACGCCTGTAGGTTCAGGCTGGCGGACGGCAAGACGCTGGTTCTGTCTGTCGTTACTGTTGCGGGAGAGACAGTCGTCCTTGAGCTAGCGACACCTGTTGCGGAGGCTCTTGGCCCGAAGGTCGGCGACCTTGCGATGTTCGGGGAGGCCGAGAGGGAAACTGTAGAGCTCTTGGTGCATTCGATCACTCGCGCCTCTGATTTCACTGCCCAGTTATTCCTCGTCGATGTTGCTTCCGATATTTACAATGCCGATACGGGCGAAATACCGCCATTCGACCCGCAGACGACAACGCCTATCGATATTACGACACTTGCTCCCGATCCGCCGACAATAAACGGCACAGATACCGGGACGGATGTTTCTACTACTTCCGGGGGCGGGTCTGTATCGTCTCTCATAGTATATTTGTCCCCGCCTCCAAATGACGTACGAATCAGGGGCTATCGTGTTCGGTATCGAATCACCGGCGAATCACAGTGGCAGTACACGCCGGAGATGGAGACGCTTACAATAACGATACCGGCAGTGGTAGAGGGAGTGGAATACGAGATACAGGCACAATCAATATCGGTTTATGGAATACCATCAACCTGGACATCAATTGGGACCGGGACACCTGCGACACCCCAAATAGTCCCGTCCCATCCCACAAACATATCTGCTTATTTAGTAGCAGGTGGGGAGGCCTATAATTATTGCGCGGTAAGTGTCACTTTCACGCCTCCGACCGATCCGGTTTTTTCTCATTGCGATGTGTACGCTTCCAACGATGATTCGACATATCATTATGTGGGCCGCAATAGTACAGGTTCATTCATTTTTTCTGGAATGGGCTCCGTTTATGAAGCGGATGACATTTGTTATATTAAGCTCCGTAGCGTCTCAATTTATGAATTATCAGAGGATATGCCTGCCGTTGCTGATGATTCAGTCTCGATTACTGGATATATCCGGCTTGCTGGATTTTATGCCGGAGCGCAGTTCTTCGGTGACGCTGCTAATCCGAACAATGCGAAGATTCTGCTCGACAAGGCCAACACCTTAATCCGGCTGGGCGATCTGTCTGCTCCCAATCTCATTATGGACGGGGATTATAGCGGAGTTCCGGCTGTCAGAAGCTCCAATTACGTCTCTGGTACTTTCGGTGCTGGATTTCTTCTAAAGCCCGACCTGCTCGAAGTCGGCAATATCGCTGCCAGGGGGATCATCAGGACATCCGTTTTCGAGTACGATTCCGTGTCGGTGCATTCCGGATCGGACGTCACGGTAAAGGGCGGTGATGTGCTTGCGAGTGATATGACCGCCGCCGATGACGCAACACTCACCATCGGAGGCCACGATACTTTTGAGGCTGGCGACATTCTGCGCATCACGGAGGGGACTGACGACGAATGGCTAAGGGTAAGTACAATCATCAATGCTCCCACCTATGGTGTTGTCCGTGATCTGGCCGGTTCTTATGCGGTCAACAACAATCCTGCATGGACGAAGGGAGCGAGCGTATCGAATTACGGTAAATCCGGTGATGGCGGTATCTATATTACTGCGAGTGATGCCGATGCCCCGAATTTGAGCGTTTTTACTCACGCCGGAAGTCCTTGGAACGATATAATCACCCACCTGCGTCTCGGCAATCTCAATGGATATGCGGGGTATGAAGCGGACACGTATGGCATGGCGGCTTATATTAATGCCAACAATTACATCAAAATCGATCCGGTAAATGGTATCAGGATGACCGGCAGCATTGTTATTACCGGTGGATCAGGTATAGCTTCTTTATCAGATGCCGGTGCGTTGGCTACGAAAAGTTCGGTCAACTCCACGACTATTGACGCCGGTAGTATCACCCTTGAAAAGTGTGCCGCTGAAACAACTGCCAGACTGTTCTCCGATGACACAGCCAAGGCCAACATCGAGGCATGGCGCAAGGCGGGCTCTCCGACCTACATGGACGGCACATATATCTTCGCTCAGTCCATTACAGCCGACAAATTCATATCTACCCTTTACGGCGACATGAACCAGGCGATGGCCTACGTCAAGACCGTGCTGGGGGCAGGCGATGAATATGAGCATGATGTTACGGAGGCTGACCTGGAAGCTGGAACAGACAGCACTATTGATGCTGATACTCATATTGATTACGGTATTTCAATTAGAATAGCCACAGCTACGAAATGGGATGACGGTGGTGCGGTTTGGGATACTGGTACGTGGGATGAACCAACTGACGCTTCAGGGTCATGGACTTCTGCTTCAATGGATATGGGGAGTTCTAAGACTTTACAAATGGCTTTGCGATATACAGTTGTTGAAGAGACTCCTGCTTCTACAACTCCGGTTATTAAAATCATCTACTCTACGGATAATACGAACTGGGGTACAAATGTGGCACTGAATGATAATGTTTGGGAAACGGCGACAATTCAAAACATTACAGAAAGTATTTATAAAGCTGCTGGAACCCTAAAGACTTTTAGATATTTCAAGGTTAAGGTTGAGCTTTCAACCACAGTAACGACAGACCGGATTATTCTTCGCGCAATGACCTATTTAGGAAACGTGGTTAATATATTCGGTCAGGAAGTAAATAAAACAATAGCCGCAGGTGGTACGGCAATCTCTTTAAATGGATTTAACGCTACTCCGGCAATTACAGTAACGCCGGTAGGAGCAACAGCATTAGTTCCGTTAATAACAGCGCAATCTAAAGACAGCGTAACGGTAAAATTATACAATCTGGCAGGGAATTCTGTTGGCGGGGTCTGCAATCTAACAATAATTGGAGTTTAGGAGGAAAGAAAAATGGCATATGATAGTACAAAACCAGTGACAGGCGGAAGTTTAATTGCTGCTGACGTAAGAGAGAATTTCAGGGCATTAAAAGAGGATGACATCGTTGAAGGTGTGGCTGCTTTGGGGATAGTTGAGGGAATGATTGCTGCTGGTGCTGTTGTTGAAGCAAAGATTGGCGCTGGTGCTGTTGTTGAAGCAAAGATTGGGGCTGCGGCCGTTACACAGGCCAAACTTAAAACAAGTCAGGGGAGTGTGTCTGGATGCTCTGCTATCGGTACTCTTTATCTTGCGGGTTTGCCAGGTGGTGAATATGGATTTACACCACAAGTAAAATCAAACATTGCCAACTGGGCTGCTTTCAATGGGTTTTGTGCTCCTGGAGCTGGAACTTCTCTTTTGCCGCAAGTTACAACTTCTTACGCTGCGCCAGGCGTGGCCTTTAATGTAGATACAGGGGAAGGGACTAATTGGGTGTACGCTCAACAGAGATACGTAACTTCATCTGGTGAAGTCTTTTGGATATTTATTCTGAGAACAAAGTTTGATGAAGAAATTACAGGAAAAGATGTTGATGGTAATCCCTTAACTTACACAAGGCCAAAAGGAACAATCATCTCAATGTACCAAGCCCCCGACCATCCATGCTTTGGCAACGGAGGTAAGCCGCTTCTTGTGTCCCATCCGTTCGGGAGTTATGACGAGACTAAATATGAAATCATAGTCATCAATCCATCGCACGAAGAAGTTGAAGCCATGAAGAAAATGGGCGAACGCGGAGAAAATGAGCCTGATAAAGACCTTCTCGAAGTGATTATGGAGGAATACGAGATAGACGAGGACTCAACACCTGCATGGCCTACGAAAGCGGTTACAGTCGGTCTTCCAAAGGATTATGAGACAAAAAATATGGGAGATAAAATTGCAACTATTAAAAAGGTGATACCAAAGATGGATTTCTTACATGCAAGATCGTTGAAGAAGAAAATAAAGGAGGTAATACCATGACAGTAGAACAATTGTTCCAGATCATAGGGGAGCTATTCACCGAAAACAGAATGTTACGACAAGAGATGGCAAAGCTCCAAAAAGAAATAACGGAACTGAAGCCAAAGGAGGAGAAGAAAAATGGCTGAAAA